GAATCCTTCAGCACCTCTGTTAGCATCATTTACCACATAGTATTTGTTGACAGCTGATCTTTCATTGTTCAGCAACAGTGCATCTCTGAGATGTGGTAATTCTAATACGTCTCCAGGCATCAAGCGTCTGCCCATGATTTCTACCATTTCATTCATGTGAAATGTCATGTACAGCATGTCATTGCTTAAAAACAGTCCAAACTGTGTTAGGTCAAAGTCGGTATCCTGAACATTATATACGCCACGTAGTTCATAGATATCTTTGTCATATTTACGATCTCTGTTTTCCATAAACAGCAAGTCTTGGACTTTTGTTTCGTTGAGTATGCCTTCAACGTTGATAAATTCTCCACTTAGTGGGTCTATTTCTCTGCCATCGATGTAGTTGGGTTGACTGGGATCATTTTTATCATTGGTCACTGCTGGCCCTACATATTTGTGAACATGTACACCTGTGCCGCCAATAACAAACTGTTCGCGAATTTGGCGATCCATAAAATGATAGTCGTTAGTTTTTGTTGGTTTATATAAACTTAATCGTGGCATACGTATATTTATGTGAATCATAGCTCTTGACAAAACTGTAAAAGATGCTAAATTAGTGTAAACAGTTCAGGAGAATAGTATGGCAAAAAGTGTAGTTAAACGTAAAAAACCCAGAGCGCAACGCAAAGCCAATGCATGGGATCAGCTTCCGATGGAAAAAGGCTGGCATGCTGTACAGTACCATATTCATTATTTGATTGATGCAAAAGAATGGTTAAACAAAGTTAAAATTTATATCAAAAACAATTATGATAAAAAAACAGTTTCTAACATCAACAAATTGCCAGACTGGAAAGTAGGCGGTAAAAGTCACTATGCTACTGCCGCACATTTTGAAGAAAATGCACCAGATCAGATAATCCCAGATTATGTAGGCAAACTGGATGCATGGATCAAGCGTCTTTCTGAAGAAGGTGCGCAGGTTGTTGAACTTAAAAAAGCTGAAGAAAAAACTAAAAAGCAAAAATATATTCCAACTATCCAAGAACGACTTGAAGAAGCAACTATTGACAAACTAGAAGAATTAGACAACTGGTTAGATGATTGGATGCGTGACAGCAAAAAGAATCCGTTAATAAAATGTAATCCACTGAACTATTTTAGAAAACAAGAAATGAATCTTGGACATCTACGTTTTGTAACTGAATTTTACAAAGGGCAATGGGAAGAACTACAAGAACTGAATGATCTTCCTACTGCTAAAAAGCAAGACGATTTGCAACAACAACTTGCAGAAGGTTACAACACTTACAGTAAAAAAGAAATCAAAGAACTGACTGATTTCTACAAACGCATGTTTGATGGCATTGAAATTATCAAAGCAGAGAAAAAACAAACTCGTGCAGTGCGCAAACCCAAACAAAAAAGTGCAGCAGAGTTGGTCAAAAAGCTCAAGTTCAAACCCAGCGACGGAGATTTTGGACTCAGTAGTATTCCTCCAGCTGATATTATTGATGCAACTGCATTGGTTGTATTCAATACAAAGAATCGCAAACTAGGCATTTATTATGCACAAGAACACACAACGTTTACAGTTAAAGGAACTACGCTACAGTTTTATGATGAAAAACGCAGTGTGCAAAAAACAGTACGCAAACCAGATGAAGTACTTCCAAATTGGAAAAAAATTACCAAACACAAACTCAAACCACAGTTTGGATATCTCAAAACTACTGAAACAAAACTTAACGGTAGATTCAATGCTGACACTATCATCTTAAAAGCATTCAAGTAATAAATACTTGTATGGCACTAAAAGATGATCTAATTAAAGAAATTGAACTGCGACTTGGTGGACAGATGGTTGATGTTGAACTTGACCCTGAACACTATGACGTGGCTATCAAAAAGAGTTTTGAAAAATATAGACAGCGCAGTGAAAACAGCGTTGAAGAAAGTTTTGTACAACTACAAGTTACCAAAGAAGTTGCAGATTATACACTAGACAATGAAATTATTGATGTGTATGACATCTATAGACGCAGTGCTGGTACATTGAGTAGTGGTGGTTTAGGAGATATCGAACCATTTGAAACTGCTTATCTTAATACATATCTATTAAACAGTGGTAGAGCAGGTGGTATGGCAGTTTACGATGCACTGGCTCAACACAGAGAAACACTAGGACGTTTGTTTGGTGAAAATGTTACATTTACTTGGAACACTGTAACTAAAAAGTTATTTTTGCACAGAAGAATCAAAGCAGACGATGTTTATTATTTGCATGTTTACAAACAACGCAGTGACGAAGAACTGCTACAAGATCCTTATTGTGCTCCTTGGGTTAAAGATTATGCACTAGCACATGCCAAACTGATGCTGGCAGAAGCACGTGGTAAATTCAATACCATTGCAGGACCACAAGGTGGTACTAGTTTAAATGCAGATGCACTGCGTATGGATGCACAATCAACCATCGACAAGCTAGAAGATGATCTCAAGTACTATGCTGAAGGACAAGCAGGTCTTGGTGTTATTATTGGTTGACAATGGGTCCTGATCCTATTATAATATAAGCATGAAATTAAAATTGTTAGTGATTGGTCATGGTCGCCATGGCAAAGATACTGTCTGTGAAATCCTCAGAGACAAGTATGGTTATAGTTTTGAAAGTAGCAGTAAGTTTTGCAGTAAATTGTTTATCTACAATGATCTAAAAGACAAATACAATTACAAAGATGAAGAAGAATGTTATGCAGATAGGCATAACCATCGTCAAGAATGGTATGATGCTATTTGTGACTACAATGTTCCGGATCCTGCTAGACTTGGCAGAGAGATGTTTGCAGAATATGACATCTATTGTGGACTACGTAACAAAAAAGAATTCCATGCAATGAAAAATACAGGTGTGTTTGACTATTGTATATGGGTTGATCGTAGTGATCATCTTCCTCCTGAAAGTAAAAATAGTATGAGCCTTGAACAGTGGATGTCAGACTATACAATTTGTAACAACGGTACATTAGAAGATTTAGAATTCAATGTACATTCTCTCATAAGTCATATTGATAGTTACAGTGCTAGTTAATTAACTACTAGGTTAACTCTCATATCCCCCCTGATATATAGCCTTTCTGGTAAATATTACTAGCAATTACTATTATCAGAGGAGCAAAAACATGGCATTAGTATCTCCAGGTGTAGAGGTTCAAGTAGTAGATGAAAGTGCATATGGCGCCCCGGGTGCTGGCACAGTTCCGCTACTATTGGTAGCTACACAACAAGACAAAACAGATCCTACTGGTAGTGAAGCAGATGGTATTGCCAAATATACTAAATCAGCAAACGCAGGCGAAGTGGTAAAAGTTACTAGTCAGCGTGAACTAACACAGTATTTTGGTAATCCAGAATTTACTACAAGTGGAACAAGTGTTGTACAAGGCAGTGAAACCAGCGAATATGGTCTTATGGCTGCGTACAGTTATTTGGGACAAGGCAGTCAAGCGTATATTGTACGTGCTGATTTAGACCTTGCACAATTAAATTCAGCAACCACAGCGCCAACAGCACCTTACGCTACAAATGGCGGTGCATGGTTAGACACAGACGGTAGTGCATATGGTATTCATGTATGGAACAACACTACAAGCAAATGGGAAGTAAAAACTCCTTCAATTGAAATCAACGCAGATGATGGCAGCGATGTTATTGGTGGCGTTCATACACCATCAGGTGCAAGTGCAGCAACAGACGGTACATTCCGTGTTGTTGTACATGTTGACAACGAAACATCAACAAGTGCAGCTCGTCAACTGGGCATCGAATACTTTTATGGTGTAGGCGGTGCTTGGGAAGCTATGGACCAGTCGACTGGGATGAGTTCAGGCGAAGCAGTAACATATGCTGCTCACTATAGTGCACCAGTAGCGCCTAGTGCAGGTGATATTTGGATCAAAACCACACGCTTAGGCAATGGTATTGATCTTAAAGTTTACAGCTACGATTCAAGTGTGGGTGTTTTTGTACAAAAAACAGTACAAGGTGTTAGCACTACACAAGCAGATGGCATTGCTGTAATAGGTGATTTTGTGCCACAAGATGGTTCAAGTACTACAGTATTAACAGCAAGTTCAGCTACAACTGGTAACTTGTTGCTGGATCAACAAGCAGACACAAAATCAGCAATCGTTGTGCGTGAAGTAGACGCTAGTGGTGCTGCAGGCGCACTAACAGCAACAGACTTGAACGCTTCAGCAGCTCAGCCAACAGCAACAATAGCAACTGGTACACACTGGTTTGATAACACAATCAACAGTTTAGACCTATATCGTCAAGTTGGCGGTGCATGGGTTGCAGCGGCAGATGTTGTGTATTCAACAACACAACCAACCACAGATGCAGCAGGTAATGCACTAGCAGTAGGTGACATTTGGGTTGACACAACACTAGCAGCTAGTGGACAAGCAAACGAGCGTGATTATCCAAAAATCAAAGTATACAACGGTAGTGCATGGGTTACACATGATAACACAGACCAGACAACCACAACAGGTGTAATATTTGCAGACTTTTTTGATACAGCTGGCGGAGGATCACCAATTACAGGCGCACCTAGTGCAACTGTTTATCCAGCAGGAATGGTAGCTGTTAACATGGCACAGAGTAAAAACACTGTGAGAACCTGGAACGGTACAGCATGGAGAAACGGCGCAAGCAATCATGCAGACGGCAGCGGACGTTTTGGACGTTATGCACAACGTGGTGTTATTGCAACAGCAATGCAAGCCGTAGCAGCAGGCACAGATCTCAGAGATCCAGGCAACAGATTCAGTCTAATTGCTGCACCTAACTATCCAGAACTAGTGGATGAAATGGTCACACTAAACAGTGACAGAGGCGAAACAGCATTTATTATTGTTGATAGCCCAATGCGTAAAAATCCAACAGATGTTATCAGTTGGGTACAAAACAGCAACACAGCCAGTGAAAATGGCGAAGATGGACTAGTAACAAACAACACTTACAGTGCAGTTTACTATCCTGCAGGTGCAACAACAGAACCATTAAATGGTAATACTGTTATTGTTCCACCAAGTCACATGGCACTTTACACATATGCATACAACGATAACATCAGCTTCCAGTGGTTTGCACCAGCTGGTACTACTAGAGGTGTTGTACAAAATGCAAGCAGTGTTGGTTATATCACAACAGAAAATGAATTCAAAGCTATTGCATTGAGTCAAGGACAGCGTGATGCGATGTATACAGTCAAACTTAATCCAATTACTACATTTGTTGGACAAGGTACAATTGTATTTGGTCAGAAAACACTGCACACAACAACAAGTGCATTGGATCGGGTGAATGTTGCTAGATTGGTAGCATATCTGAGAGATCGTTTTGATGAACTAGCTCGTCCGTTCTTGTTTGAAATCAATGATGCGCAAACAAGAGCAAGAGCAAAAATTGCATTTGAACGGTTCTTGGCAGACATACTAAGCCGCAGAGGTCTTAACGACTTTGCAGTTGTATGTGACGAATCAAACAACACACCTGCAAGAATAGATCGCAACGAATTCTACGTAGATGTTGCGATTGAACCTGCAAAAGCAGCAGAATTCATTTATGTCCCAATTAGACTGGTGAATACTGGTGCATTGTCAACAACAAACTAAAAAAAATTAACTGAATACTTAATTAGGCGCTCAAGGGCGCCTATTTTTTTGACTTAAAATCATAAATACTACTAGCCGGTATTACAAGGAGATAGAGATGGCAGTTATAACAACACTTGGTGTTCCAGACAATCAAGGCAACACCACAACTATTATGCCCAAACTTGCTTATCGTTTTAGAGTGAACTTTATTGGTGAATCATTTAGCGGTGTACCCACTAGAAGTGTTATTAGTGTAACAAGACCAAGTTTAACTCATGATGAAGTATTAGTAGACGCATACAATTCGAGAATTTATCTAGCAGGTAAACACACATGGGATCCTGTAACAGTTGTACTCAGAGATGATGTAGACAGTGCAGTTCTTAGAGAACTAAACAATCAACTCAACAGACAAGTTGATCATGCTAACCAAGCAAGTTCAAGAGCAGGCAGTGGTTACAAGTTCCAAATGGTAGTAGAAAGTTTAGATGGCGCAAATCCAACACCAGGTGTACTGGATACATTTGAACTAGCAGGTTGCTACATTGCAAATATTCAGTATGGTGATATGGCATACTCAAACAGTGATCAAGTACAGGTTACTGTGAGTATTCGTTACGACAATGCTGAAATTTACGATGCAGCAGGTAACGCTACACTGACAGGCGAAACACCTGATCAATCAGTTAGTAACGCTACAGGCGCTGGTACTTAATTAGGATAACCAATGGGACTGATTAGTAATACTGGCCCGTATAATGCCGCCGCTGATAAGTTTGGAGTGCAACACGGAAGCAATGTGCTTACAGGTATTCCAAGACTAAAATATAATTTTAGCGTGAGCTTTATACTAAATCCTACAGTTCCTTTGATTGATGAAAGTTTTGGGAGAGCCTTTACATTTGATAGAGTTTCAAGTGTAGGTCTCCCAGACTTTGATTATGGTGTGGTTAGACTAAATCAATACAACAGACCTAGATATGTTCCTACTAGAATGGATTCGCCCCCCATTAACATTCTATTCTACGATACCAAAGACAATCAATTTAACTTTTTGTTAATGGCTTATGCACAACATTACTTTCACGGACATCAACTTGACAGTACCACTGCAGGTGCATATGATGTAATCAATGGTGGTTTTGCAAGTGGTGGAGCAAGTCCATATGGCGCAAGAACTATACCAGATGATCAAAGATTTTTCTTTGAAGAAATCATTATTAAACAACAAGACACTGCACAAGGCGGCAGAATAATCAGAATGTTTAACTGTATGATGACTAACGTCAATCATGACAGACTGGATTACAGTGACAGCAATCCTCTACAATACACAGTACAGTTTCAACCAGAACATGTTAATATCGAACCTCTGGGCGCAAGTAGCAGTCAAGCAGCAGATGCTCAAGCAGTTGATGGTGGCAGAGAAGCAGCAACAGTTTCAGGTAGAGCTATTGCTAACACAGTAGCAGCAGCCGCAGCTATTAGATTATTTGATGGCAACTATAATTCATCAACCGAACAGTTAATTAATAGAGCCGGTGTTACTTATGTAGTATCTAAGATTATTGATCAAATATTTTGATTAATAAATACTGCTAGAATGGCAAATAAATTCCAACAAGGCATATACGAAGTTAAAAACCCTCGCAAGTATGTGGGCAAGCACCGTCCAAAATATCGTAGTGGATGGGAATTAAAGTTTATGCGTTTATTAGATGAACATCCTAATATACTAGCATGGGCTAGTGAAGCACACAGAATACCTTATAGAAATCCAGCAACAGGTAAGAATACACACTATGTCCCAGACTTTTTTATAGTGTATGAAGATAAGAACAAACAGCGCAAAGCAGAAATGATTGAGATTAAACCTGCTGGTCAAACACT